ACAACATGCACGGCGGCATGTGTGGCATCTGTGAGGAGTTCATCATTGGCAAGTTCCACGTTGATCATGTGATCCCGCTCGCCAAAGGCGGCATGCACGGCTACATCAATGTGCAGCCTGCACATCCTGCCTGTAATTTTAGAAAGGGGGCATTTGCCTAATGTCTGTAACTTCACCCCAATTGCCCGTCGATGACGGGATCGTTTCGAGTGCCAAGGAATTCTCCGACGTACTCACACAGGAGCTTACCGACGACGAAATCAAGTCGGCCTTCGAGTTGACTGTGCGCATCAGTCACAAGTATCACGAAAAATTCGTCAGTCGTTTCGGTCCCCATAGTCTCTTTACTCCAGAGGAGGCTCTAGAAGCTCTGGACGAATTCGAAGAGGAGTTGAAGTACGAACTAGCCACCAAGCTGCATGTGTTTGCCACAGTAGACGCCACACCTATCTTTGAGGGGCAGCCGCCGGTTGTGGAGTTCTCGGGTGCCCTCCCGTCCCACGCTATCGCCAAGCACGGCTTCGACCATGAGAAGAAGACATGGGAGGTTCAGCACGCCACAGATCGTGACGAGGACTACTACGGGCAGAAGGGGAAACATAAGAGGAAGACGTAGATGGATCTGCTAGCCCAAGCGCTCAACCAGTTGGCTCCCAAGAGCGTTGGTATCGAGGAGTTCACCGAATCATCGGATTACTGCGGGGAAAACCTGTACCCTAGCCAGCGCGTCTTGCTCAAGACGCTCTTCTTGGAGGAGCTAACGGGCGAGGAGGAGGACATTCTCTCCTTTTGGATCGAAGGCGGACGTAACGGCAACGACTTCGTGATCTCCCCTAATGTCCGCGAGCGCGTCGAATGGCTCCGCGAGGCAGGCTATCCACACTTCCGCGAGATCGCCCTTGTCGGCGGTCGTCGTAGTTCCAAGGGATTCTGCACCGGGGTCGCCATGGCGAAAGTCATGTGGTCCACCCTACAGCTACAAGATCCGGGCGCGCATTACGGTATTGCTCCTGAGAAGGAGATCTACTTCTCATGTATCGCTGGTTCTCAGGAACAGGCTCAAGGCCGACAGTACGCCGACTTTTCGTCAACGATCGAGACGTGTAAAGCTTTTGATCCATACATCGTCAAGTCTTTGGAGACGGAGATCCGCGTAGCGACAAACTCAGACCTTCGCCGCATCGCGCAGGAGAAAAGCAAAGGCAACCGCATCCAGAAAGACATCGCACGCCTGCGCGGTAACGCCATGGCTGCTAACGCCGGTACCATCCGTGGTCTTGCCATGATGGCATACTGCATTGACGAGATCGCGTTCATGCTCCCCGGCGAGTCCAAGTCCTCGCCTAACAAGATCTACGAAGCTGCGAACCCGTCACTTGGTCAGTTCGGCGTCGATGGCCTCGCCTTCCTCAACAGTTCACCTTACACGAAGATCGGGCTCTTCTACGAAAAGTACGTCGAGGGTCTGCTTCCCTTCGATCCGCGCCGCCCCGTGGACGAGCCTGCGCCCCTCATGGAGGACGGATTCGATCTGCGCGACCGCAACGGTGAACCTCGTCTATTCGTCATCCAGTTCCCCTCGTGGGGACTCTATGAAGGCTACCAAAAAGCCAAAAACCGAGCCAAGCTCAAATCTGTCCTCATGGCGTCACCTGACTGGGACCCTGATGAGAAGGATGAGCAGGGCGAGGATATGTGGACAGAAAAAGACAAGCAGCTTATCCGCACTGCCCGCGCTGAAGAGCAGGCCAACCCTGAGGGGTTCAAGGTTGAGTACCGTGGTAAATTCGCCGAGGTCACGGACGCTTATATGGAACCGCGCCGCATCGATGAAATGTTCGCGGGCCTTCCACACGAATGGGTGTACGATCAGCACTCTGACACACCGGAGATACCTAAATTGACCCTCCTGCCATTCTCTACAAATGCGGGTAAAGACGCAACCAATATGTTCCGGTACAAGTTCCACCTGGACCCGTCAAGTACCACGGCTGGGTTCGGGTTCGCTATCGCACACACCGAGATGATCCCAGACTGGAAGGGCATTGATGAGCAGCACGTTGTTTTCGATTTGATCAAGCGCTGGCAGCCACAGAAATTCCCAGGCAAAGTCATCCGCTGGCCGACCATCTTGGAGGAGGTTCTGAAATACGCCGAATTCTTCTTCCCGTTCGAGATCACCTTCGATCAGCACGAGTCATCTCAGCCCGTTCAGGAACTCACCGAAAAACTGAACGAACGCAATATCCCGACGCGCGTCTACATCAAGCCCGCGACAGCGGAATTGAACTGGCACCGTTGGGAGGTCTGCAAGACTTCCATCTACGCCAAATTGATCCATGCACCTAACGACACAGAGGACGCACGCTGGTGCTCTCAGGAGTTGAAGTTCTTGCAGATTCAGGGAGGGACGAGCAAGTTCCCGCGTGTCGATAAGCAGGAAATCGGACCCGTGCAGACCAAGGATATGGCCGACTGCGTAGCCGAGTGCATCAACACCCTCATCGGCAACCAGATTGCTAACAGGACGCGCGAGCGACTGTCCCATAGCGCCGTGATTGGAAGCGCCGAGGGAGGCTACGGAATCGGCTTCAGTGGTACTAGTCTGCGCCCTGGCGGAGCGCCGCCAAACCTCGACCAGTACGAGTTTGACAAATTCCGCAAAGCTCAACTGGAATACCAGAGTCCCACCCGTGGCTCACTTGGTCGCAGCAAGGGCAGTCGCCGAAGTAATAGAGCCCGCTGGTAAGAGCTTACAAAACTCTAGGTTCTGCGTCATAACGAGTGATGACAACGCTCGCGCCCACTTTTGTTCGTGAAGGTAACACGATCCTCGCCTTCTATGAGGATCAACTGATCGCTCAAGGCACCGTCTTCGCAAAGGTTGAGGAGTCGGCACTACAGTACCTTGAGAACCTTTCCCTAGACCGCAGCACCAAGGACGTTGAGCAGAAGAAGTCTCGCGCCACTCACATCGTCACACCTAATGGACTCAAAGGTGAAATCCTTGGCAACCATAGCGGCCAGTGGGGCGAGAGGCTAATCACCGTCCGTCTAGAGAACGGACGCATCGCTCGTTTTGAGGCTCACGCCGGGAACGACAAGGAGATCGAGTACCAGACGGTTGAGGCCGCTGCTCCCGAGAGCGCGCTTGAGTATCTTGAAGGTACACTCAACGAGACGCCAGAGGGCACACGCGAGTCATTGGCTGCCCGCATCAACACCCTCGACCAGTTGGTCGTTGCGGCTACTGAGTTCCAGCGTCACGCATCTTACGAGGATCAGCGCAAAGGCGGAGATATCGTCATTGCCGCTGAGCACGAGAAGCGCGAGGTCCGCGAGGCACTTGCTCACCTACAGCTAGCAGACGCAGAAGCGTTTGCTCCGCCAGCGCCATTCAAGACAGGCGCAGTAGAGCAGGCTTCACTCGGCCATGGCGATGGTACATGGCTCGATGAGACAGTCAACGAGATGATCGCCGAAAGTGCAAGCCAAGACTTCGATCGTCTACTTGCTGAGGGTCCAGGGCAGTTCGTCATCGATCTCGACACGGGAGCGCTCTCTGACCAGGGCATCACCCGCGAGATGGCACTCTCTCACATCGTCTCCAAGACCGCCGGTTACCAGGGCGACGCAATTGACTCATACCGCGAGCAGTTCCTAGCCAAAGTTGAGCAGGCACGCCGCGAAGAGTTGAAGGACCGCACCAAGACGGCCAAGAAAAAGGCTGAGAAGACGGCCAAGAAAGAGAAGAAGGCTTCGAAGGTTCCTGACGACGCACTCTTCCTGTAATCATGACAGCTACTCCCGGCATATTCGAAGTACTCGCTTCAGACCAGCACGACGCTCGTGTGGCTTCACGCAAGGCTCTAGTCCTTTCGCGTGATCGCCTTGACGCTCGTCTTGGTAAGTTCCTAGCTGCCTCTCGCAGCCCGGAGGAATTCGATGCGCGCTACGACCTAGTTTCTGACGACTTTGCAGGCATTGTCCGTGTGGCGGCAAACGAGGTCGGTCACGACGACCCAGATAGTCTCATCGAGACACTTCACGCCCACTACCGCGCAGCGGGCAAGCCCCCGTGGCTAGAGGATGACGGCGACGAGGAGGAGAGTGCAGAGGAGGAGCCTAAGTCCAAGAAGAACAAGAAGAAGGACAAGAAGAAAAAGGACGATGACTCTGACGACGATGATGGAGACGACTCGCTAGAGTTTGCGGCCAAGACCGCTGGTGCTGACCCTTTTGTCCAAGCGGCACTTGTTGAGCCAGCGAGTGGCAGCGGCGAGGACAATCTCACTGAGCATGAGCGTCAACTGATCCAAGCGGGAAGGGCCAAGATCGGACCCAATGGCATTTTGCAACTGATCAATCCTGACATGCACACGCCGCCAGAGAAGCAGGCAAAGACGGCCGCTCCTGAGGGCAACACGGGTCTAGCGGGACCTTCTCCCAAGATGGACAAGAAGCGCTGGACGCCCAAGAGCGTGAAGCCAATCGATGTCCCCAGTGAGCGCCACCCGACCGTGCAGAAGGATGTCACGGAGGTCATGCCTAAAGAGAATGAGGGACCTCCAGGAGACGCCCATAATCTAGAGGAGATTTGGTCATTGACCACCACCGAGACTCTACCGACAGGTAAGGGACTCGATGATGCCGGTTTCGCCGGTAACAACCAAGATATGGCTCCTCACACCAAAACGTTCGGCGACGGCGGACAGACTGATCCTGTCAAGTCAGAGTCCTTGGAGGCGTAATGCCTCGTCGCTTTGACAAAGCCGCTCGTGACGAATGGCTAGGGCTTGGCAAGCAAGCCGACGTTCTTACAGAACCGGCTCAGCACAACCCCGACCTGCTTGTACCTCCCACTACCCGTAACCCGCAGACTCTTCCCTGCACCCACTGCGGCGCAGAGCTTGCACCATTCGTGGTCGAGCATCGCTTGAACTGTCCTCACTGCGGGCATGAGCAGCAGCC